TCATCTTTTATTTCTTTATTAGTTCCTGCAAATAAAATTCTTCCACTTGTTGCTTTTTGGATAAGTAAATTACACCATACCCTTAAATCTGCAAGAGATTTATTTAAATCTTGAATTTCTGCCTCTCTTGTCATAGAAGACTTTCTAACTGAGAAGTCGTCTAAAATACCCATAGACTTGTTTAGAGGCTGTTCCTTAAACGATTTTGGTTGTTCTAGCTGTTTCTTCACGGATTGCATAAACTAATTAAATTAAAGAAATATTTAAACTTATCTTTAAGCTGCTGCTCTTACGTATTTAATAACGTGATATCTATTTGGTCCTATACAAGGGTCAATAATTAAATCGTGATGGTCTGTAGCTGCTGCATCATTTCCTGCGTCCATTGCTGCAATAGCCAAAGCCAAAGTTGCATAACTTCCAACGATAGTAATTGTTAAATCTCCAGCAGCCATTTTAAGCCTCTTGCACAGAAGTCACAAGTTCCCAACTTGCTGCCGCTGCTGCATCTGCTTTCTTAAAGCATATTTTAGATTGAGTAACATCAAAAATAATCATTCCAATATTCCCAACAATAGTATTTCTTACAGCTGTTGTCATCTGTGGAAGATTTAAAGAAGTTGGATATTCAGGTTGTGGATAACTCATTTTAAGCCCTCGTGTTTGTTATTAAACAAACTGCTTCGGGGTCAGTTAATTGACAAACTCCAATTTCAGCTGCCCTAATAGTATAAGACTTCATTGGGTCGATTATTGTTTCTGTAGAAAGAGCCATTGTTTGTTTCCAAGTTCCGCACTTTTTAGCCATTACAACCAAAGCTTTATCTGCTGTTACAACAGGAGAAACCTTAATTTTTAAGCCACAAAGTTGAGCAAGAGAACCATTTGTGATTATTCCATCAGCTAGTTTGAAAGTTGGATGATTAATTACTTTTGAATTTCCCATTAAGTTAGCATAGTCTGTTTCGTTTACAACTAAATAACCCATTCCACTTGTTAAAATTGGGTATCTATCGATTGTGATTTCTCTAACTGCATTTAGTAAATCTTGAACTGGGTCTCTGTTTTGAATGGTTGCCGAATTCCACTCATAACCTGCCGCGATAGCAATTGTGTTAATTGTTGCGGGAGTATCATTTTCTGTAAGAGTAGAATAAATTGTGTTATCTACAGAGAAAACAACTGCATCAGTCACATCAGAGATAGTTTCAGCTTCAATAGCGATGTTACTTGTAAGAATATCTTCCCAATAAATTTTACCTTCTCCCCCGTGTTTAAGAATAACTGCATTCTTTAGTGTTACTCCTCTTTCTAAGAATGGGAAAGGTGCACCTCTTGGAATACCTTTAACTGCTGAACCAACCCCACCTGTTAAAGATGTTGCTGTCTTTTGATAGAATGAATTTGTCCAAGCATCTGTAGAAACTTCCATTACTAATTCTTTCATAACGTATCTTTTAGCCGCAAATCCTTTAATATCTCTATCCCAAATTTGCTTTCTTGTGTCTTGTTCTGTGAATGTATCTACCATTATTTTTTACTCTCCTTTACTTTTGGATTTAATTCGTTATCTATTTCAGTTTTAAATTCTTCATAGTATTGTTTAAAACAAGAATATTTCTCTTTATACTTATCGTCTCCTTTTGCATAAAGTAAACCATATTGTTTTCTTGTTTCTATCATTTTAAATTAACCCCAATCTAACCCTTACAACTTCGGCTGCCGCTGCTGTTTCTAAAACTTTACCGAAAGCTGCACCAGTAACCATTTCGGCTTCTGTTGCTTGTTTAATAAGATTAGCGCCATTAAGAGAACAAATTCCGCCAAGAGTTATACCTGCTCCTGCATCTTTAATATCCCACACTCCGTCCAAAGCTGCTGAAATTTCTGTAATTCCATCGTTTGCGACTTTTTCCTCGATTGCTATTCCTGCGAAAATATCTGCTGCTGCACTTGCTGCCGCAGTGTTTGGGTCTGCTGAAATTTTAAGAATTGTGCCTTTTGCAATACCTGTTCCGTCTGCTATTGTGTATCTTGCAAATTTAGTTGGTGTCTCTAAACACACTGCTTCGTTAGCCATAACAAACTAATATCTAAGAACTATTTAAATCTTTCGTCTCACCGATTAACTCTTTCTCTTCAAATTCTTTTATAATTTCTTCTATCTTTTGAATTTGATTTTTATAGATAACTAATTGAGCCATCGACGTTTTCACTAAGGCTTGTGTTGTTACTAACATTTCTTTCCAGTCTTGTTTTGTTAATTTTATTTCTTCCATCTTTTTAAGTTGGGTCTAGCCCAGTTCCTTTATATCTCTCTTTAGCTTCACGTCTCCACTTTTCCTCGAAAGTTTCTGCTGGAGCTTGTGCTTGTCCTGCTTGTGAATGTCCACCAAGCATTAAACGAGTTGCTATCTCTTCGTTTTTCTTTTGAATTTCTCTTGCTTCTGCATTTCCTTTTTCTATTCTTTCAGCAAGTTCTTTCGCTTCTTCTAGCATTGATTTTTCATCTGTCATTCTTTTACAACCTCTAATTTTACACCCCAATTAAAGATAAATTTTCCTTTAGCACCTCTCAAATCAGCACCTCTCAAATCAGCATCTCCCAAATCAGCACAACTCAAATCAGCACCTCTCAAATCAGCACCTCTCAAATCAGCATCTCCCAAATCAGCACAACTCAAATCAGCACCTCTCAAATCAGCATCTCCCAAATCAGCACCTCTCAAATCAGCACCTCTCAAATCAGCACAACTCAAATCAGCACAACTCAAATCAGCACCTCTCAAATCAGCACAACTCAAATCAGCACAACTCAAATCAGCACAACTCAAATCAGCACCTATCAAAGTTTCAGCTTCAACTTTTAATAAAACTTCTCCTGTAGTTTTATGCTTAATTTCTATTGTCATATCTAAACTAACTCACTCACCTTTATAAATGTTTCGGTTAATAGAAAAATCTCCCAAATATTCTAACCGCATAATAATAAATATACCCTATAAAATGCAAATAGTTTGGGAGATTTTTATTGATGTTATCTCTAAATTTTAAATCTGCCTCTTTTCTATCAATTTGATTTTTATAATCCTCGTCGTGTATTTTACACGCTTCACTAAGATTATATTTTCCAATCTTATCAGGGGAAGAAGTGCAGTAATCCATTTTAAATTTTTATAATTAAATAAAGACAAAAGAAGCTTATCGCTGCAATTGTCAACATCTTTAATTCAAAAGTTATTAATTTTAATTTTTTTTCTGTTTTCATTTTTTCTTTATTTCTTCGACTAAGTCTCTAAAGGCTTTTGTCATATTGTTTAAAGTTCTTTCGTTTGTCCACCACATTAATAAAAAAGCCCCAATTGGAAAACCGAGTTCTTTAATTATTTGAATTGTGGTTTCCATCATTCTTGAATTATTTCAACCTCACTTAAAATTTTATTTGGGTCGGGCATTAAGATGGCTTGTGCAAGTTGTTCTTGCATAAAAGGCAATCTATCCTCGAAAGCATAAACTTTAGCTAAATCATCAACTCCACCACTCAAAAACCTGTCTAGGTTTCCGTCTGTTAACTTCTTTAAATTATCTCTTGCGACATAGAAATTAGTCTTTTCTTCATTAAACATTTCGCTAGCTTGTGCTCCAGACATTCTCCCTGAGTTTACTTGGTTAATAATCCACATCATATTTGATTTTGAACCAGTATAAACAGACATAGAATTCTTTACATCTTGTTTTTTCTCAAATGAAATTGAACCAAAATAGCCCCCTAGTGCTCCTGTTACTCCCCCTATTGCTGCACCTGCGGGAATTGTTATCGGTGCAAATGGTCCGCCTAATGCTCCAACACCTGCCCCTAATGCTGCCCCCCCTGTTAATCCTGCGGCTGCTGCACCCAAGGCTTTTGCTTGTGAAAATGCTCCCTCTCCTTGTGCTAGAAACTCTTCTGTTTGTGCTTGGGTTTCTGTTGAACCTGTTCCTAAAACTTCTAAAGCTTGGATTTGTTCTTGATTAACTGGGTTTAATTCACTTTGAGCGGTTGCTTTTGCTTCTCCCTGCTTTTGTTGATTAATTAAATCCTGCTTTGCTATTGCTACTCTTGCGAAATCTTCTTGACTTTTATTAATTGCTTGTCTATCTTCCGCGGATAAATTCGCTGCTCTCTCTTCTCTTTTTGTTACTGGAATATTGCTTTTTGTTGCTTCTCTTAAAATCTCTTCTCTTGAACGTAAAGGCTTATTTAATTCTCCACCACTAGCCCTACCCTCTGCTATTCTTTGATTTTTAGCTGCTGTCTCTCTAGCAAAAACATTTTTTACAGCTGTTTGTCTATTTGTCTCTTGTGCTGCTTTCTTTTCTTTTTTATTTTTTTTAACCATTATCTACCTGCTCCTGCGATTAAATCACTTGCTTGAAATTGACTAGTTCCGTCTTTTGCTTGGTCTGTAGAAATGCTGTCTAACATTGAAGTTGGTGGGATTAAATCAATTTTAACTCCTAATTGGTTTAAAATTTGTTTCTCTAGGTATCTTTGGTTTTTCTCAAAAACTTGTTCGTGAGCCAAATATTCAATCTTTCCCCCGCTCTCTGTTGTTCCTGCTGAACCGAAAACAATTTGAGGAAGTCCCATCGCTCTATAAAATTTATTCCTTATGTCATTTCTCCAATCAAAAATTAAAGATGAAACATTAACTTGAATAACTTCATAACTTACCGCATTGTCATCATCAGGTATATAAATATTTTCTCCCTTTCTTGTTGCTTGGTCCATCTTAGAAATAAAAGCATTAATCTTGGTTTCGTTATCTGTTCCCAATTTAAACATAATCATAGGCTTTGCTTGTCTATGCATTATCTTTTTCATATCATCGAAGTTTTCATATTCCGCCAAAATTGTTGTTTCTAAACTTTCAATGTCACTTATTCCGTGAATTTGGTCAGCCATTCTATTATTTGATAAGTGCAAAATATTTTCAGGCTTAAAGACTTGTCCTGTTTGAAATCCTAAAACAGATTTAAATTTTTGAATAAATCCTTTTGTCTTTGCTGTTTGTTCATATCTTAGAAGCATTCCCTTTTCATCTACAATTATTTTAATTGTGCTTGGGTCTAAAGGCTTTAAATTTATTAAAATTCCTGTCTTTTCATCTTTTATTATTTCTGCAAAACTATCTCCACCAACATATTTTATAACTTCCATATTGAAAAGAATATCATCAAAAGTATCTTTACCCATTCCTCGAATGTGTTCTAAAATTGCTTTTGTTCTGTAATCACAATTATAACCCTTTCCTACGTTCCAAATCGCTTTCATAAGAACTGCGGATTTTAACTCGGGAACAGCATTAAAATATCCCCAATATTTAGCCCAGTTAGTATTTTGGTAATAAGTCTCTTTACCTGCACTAACTCCATCGAGTTGTTTTGGTGGAACAACAACCTCTAAATCAGTCATTCCCGAAAAATTAGAACTTGTCGCATTTGATAAGTTGAGTGTGCTAGCCATAGTTTTATTATGAAGTTAAATTTTATAAATCTATCTTAATCGGTATTGTCAAGAATAAAGACTGCTTAGCATGTATAGCATTAACTGGGTCAACTACAAATCCACCAGTCCCCCCCGATTTTATTAAAATTAAAGAAATTATATCTCCCTTACTTATCTTAGTTTCTGTCAAATCAATCTTTAATAAAATAGAACCATCAGCACTAATTGCATTTGTTAAAACTGCACTTGAAATATTCGAACTTTCATAAACTAAACCATAAACAACGCTGTTTTTTTCTCTTCTCTCTTGTGGCGAGTAGCCATCATCTTCTAAATAGATTAAAATTGTTGTGACTTCTTTTTCTTGATAAGGATTTAAAATTTCTATGTTTATCCAGTCTGCGCTTTCTGTTGTTTCTAATATTTCTATTGTTGAACCATCTGAATAATTAAAAACTATCTTCTCTCTTACTAAAAAAATATCACATTTAGTGTCTGCTTTATAAGAATAAACCTTTGTGTTACAGGTCAAAGTTTTTTTTAATTCCCAAGGGTCTGCAACATTTGCACTAACAACTTCAGTTGCATTTGAGGTAATAACTGCACCAATTGAAGCGTTATCGTAATTTTCTTTTTTTAATTGCGCGGATAAAACTATTCCCGAACCCGAAGTATAATCTGCATAACCCGATAAATAAGCAACTCCTTTAATTGTCAAACCTCTATTAAAAACAGAAGTCATAAAATTATAAGTTCCATTTGTTGCTAAAAGTCCTGTTGAAGTGCTCGCAGACAATTCAGTTGAAGTTAGAATATAATCATAAATAACAGAGTTTCTTAATATTGTTGGAAACCAATTAATATATCCCTGCCCGCTTGCTATGTCAGACCAATTGTAAGAGATGATTTTATCGCTTGATTTTCTGTATTCAACAGGAATTCCCATTTAACTCACTAATCCTATAAAAGTTTTAGTTGTATCTTCTTTTAAAATTGCTAAATCTTGCATAGCTCTATCTCTTAGAAAATCTAGCATTGTTTGAGCTTCCAATTGGTCTGAAAAGCTAGACATATCTTGAGAAATCACATACATCGCACAAAGACAAGCACCAGCATCAACTAGAAGATATTTTGTATCTGCGTCTAAAGCTGCATAAACTGCGGCTGTAATTTTAACTTTTAGATAACAATTAATATAATTTTCAACTCCTAAAACATAAACATCAGTTGAAGCAACCGCTTTCGCTGTTGTATTTGCATTTATTCCCGCTCTTGCTTGAATGTCTGCATTTTTAACCCAAATTCCAACGTCAACCATCTTATTTGTGCCTTAGAGTGTTTGTTAATCTCTCTAAATTTAAATTTAATTCTTTTAGAACATCAATTAAAGCGAAAGCTTCGTTAGAAATAATTATTTTTTCATTCTCTTTTGGAATTTCTTTTAAAACAAATTTATCTTCTTTCATTCTTCAAATAAACTTAATTTAGAATTTATTTCAATTAATCTCTTTTCTAATTCTTGTTTCTCTTGAATTAAGAAATCTTTTTTAACAATTTCGATATTTTCTTCTGTTCTAGTTATTTCAATTGTGTTTTCATCAATTATTACGACTTCTTCCATTAAATTAATACTTACACCAAATATTTAAATGTTTGTCTGCACTCGCTCCCCAAGCTGCTCTAATTAAACCTTCTGCTATGTGTGTGTAGTTTCCGAATATCCTCATCTTTGTTGATTCTCCCTCTTTAATCACGTATTCGTATTGGACAGACTGCAAACTTGCGATAACTTCATCATCATTAAGAAGTTTTATTTTTCCTTGCTCCATTAAAGCTAAAAGATTATTGTATAAATCTTCTTTTAGTAATTTAGACTTTGAATTTTCGTCTTTATCCAAACTTCTTGCTCTGTTGTTAATTGGAATAACTTTTTTCTTTAAATTATCAACTTCTAGCAAATGGTCTAAGACACTTACACCTAATGTTCCCGCTCCTGCGTCCAAATCAATCTCTCTAAAGTTCCATAATTCGTTTAACCGAATAATTTCTCTTTCTGTCTCTGTTGTCAAAATCTTATTTTTAATAATACTATCTTCGTGTTCTAAAAATCCTTTATCATCTTTTCCAATTATCTCAAAAGTTTCTTCATCATCTCCCATTCTTGCTATATCAACTCCAAGATAATGTTTAAAATTATTTCTTATAACTTCAATTCTTTTTAAAATACAACATTCTTTAATTAAAGCATCTGAAAAAACTCTGTTTAAAGCATCATCAAACTTTCCTAGAAATTCTTGTGCATATTCTCTTTTACTCATTCTCGCTTTTGCTTGTTCTAGCTTTTGAATTGCTTTTTCTCTTACTTCCTTTGTCCAATATTGATTAATTGGTCTATTTTGCATTACTTCTTCCGAACTTATAGAAAATCTTGTGAAAGAGTTATAAGCTTCATCTTTATTTATCCAACAATTATAAAACTCTCCTGTCGCTCCTGCGGGTGTTGAAAGGATTATTGTGTCTCCACCTGTTGTTAAAAGAGCGGGGGTTATTGCAGCCCATACTTCCTCAGGAATTCTTGATGCCTCATCTACATAAAGTCTACCAATTGTTAAAAATCTAATTCCTAAACCATTAAGTCCAACTGGAAGACAATAAATATCAACTCCTGTAATTAAAGTTATTCTTTCGTTTGTAGGTCTTTTCTTACCTTTTGCTATTTTATTAGGATAATTCTCTGAAAGATAATCTAAAGTTTTATTAAATAAACCTCTTGCCTGTCTCTCTGTTGGGGCAATCATAACTATTGGTTTAGATTTTGGATGATTAATTGCATATTCTCCCGCATCTGCCCCACAAACTTCACTCTTTCCAACTTGTCTACCTGTGCACAATATTTTATCGCCTTTTGTTTCTAAGAATTTTTTCTGCCAGTCATCAAAAATTAATTTCATTTTATTAATTGAAATTCTAAATTATAAATTCCATCTAATCTCTTTAATTTTAAAATTTCTAATTCCATTTTTTTACTTAATGATTTTGGTTTAACTTGAATTAAAATAACTTTCTTATTTAATTCATCAATAACAACAACATCAAAAGGCGAATGACTTCCTGCACTCCTTAAAGCGAAGTTTCCTTTGTTACGATAGAAGTTCATTATTCTTCTTTCTTTGTCCGCTCCTCTTTGATAGTTAGTTCTAGGCATATTTAAGTTATGTGAGTGAGGTTTATATATTTTTTTAAAAAATTTGTCGCTGGGGATAGCCCAAAAATATTGTCTTAACATCAAAGGTCGCTCGTTCGCTAATAGCTCTCTCGCTCTCACACGGGCTCATATACTTTTGTGCACTAAGGTGACCTAAGTGAATGGTAAACGAGGGCGACTAACTAGGGGGGACGGACGACTGGGGGACGACTACGGCGGACGGGGCAAGGGGGGATGGGGGGGAATTGCCCCGTCCGCAACTTCTCCGCTTAGTCAGTGTGTTTGGTTAGAATTCCTTTCATTAGCTTGCTAGCTGTATAAACTATGTTTATACTAAGGTAACCTAAGTTAATAAGCCTATTCTTTAGCAATAAGCACGGAGCGAAGCGGAGTGCATAATAAATCTAAACATTTAAATAAGAGAAAGAGTTAATATTATAGTGTCAAATGAGGGGGCTGCGGTTACCCGATGATAATCACTTATACACGAATTGCCGATTTGCTTGTGTGTGGTGTAGGGTTTTACGACGTGTAAGGGCAAGGCTTTTAGTTGGGAGAGCAATGCTATTTTTCTTTTTCTTCTTATTTCTTTGGTTACTTTCTTTGTTCTTCTTTTTCTTTTTACTTGACACCACACACAAGGTTTATAAAGATGAGTGAGTTAATTAAAGTATGACAAAAGCAGAAAGAGATAAGAATATGAAGTTATGCTTTAATTCAATTAAAGCTGCATTTGATGAGGGAAGAGATATTGATTTGGAGAAATTAATTTGTGCTGTAATGTTTAAGACTTATTCATCTAGAAGAACATCATCAGAATACATTAAAGCTGCTTTAAGTCAGTTTGACGCGGAAGAATACAAAATTAATAATAAGATATTCATAAGAAGAAAAAGTTTAAATACTCACTCATCTTTAATTTAATATGAAAAAAGAAACTATTGTTAATGAAGCTTTGGGAATGAACCAAGTCCAAGAGGGATTAAAAGTATTTAGAAACGAGACTGCGAAAGGAGATGCTTATTATACTTGGGAAATTAAAGTTGTTGGAGTTGATGTTGATAAAGTTAGTGAAATTGATAAATCATTAAGAGATAAATTTCCAAGAGAGAGTAACAATGCTTAAACATTTAAGATTAGACATTGAAGAGAAAGATTTTAATTCTTTAAAAAAGAAAAAGAAAGAGATGTCAGAAATTATGCAAGTTGAATTAACTTGGTTTGATTTTATAATGCTTCTTACTAAATAATTATTAAAAAAATAATCGGGCATAACCATAGGGAAATTATGCCCGATAACTATAAAAAAAGTAGTTAACCCTCTTGGATTATTATTTGATTGGATATGCTTCGATGTAAGTTTCAGTTTTACCTTTAACTTGCTTCAAAACGTGTTTGATTGTTGCTTTCTTTCCGACCCACAAATCCATTTCATCGCCCCAAGCAAGAACAAACTTAATTCCTGTTTCTCTTGATGGAGAATAAATTTTATTCTTTCCATTAATTTCTACGGGGATATTTGTTTTGATGTATTCTTGACCAGATTGACTTAACTTCTTTTCAAACTCTGCTTTTCCAACAATAAAAATTATATCGTTGTCTTGAGCGTTTGTTGCGTCTAAAAAGTTGCTTGAAAAATCAGCTTTTACCATTGTTTTTAGTCCCAAAATTTAATTGCTTTTTGCGAATACTTCGCTCATTCTTTTCTAGAATTGTATCCTGTTTTTCACTTATTCCTTTAGTGCATTTAATAATAATAAATTTAGACCAATTAGTTTGACCACTTAACCTTTTAGCTTTAGATAATTTCCTAAATTCAGCGTCGGTAAATCTAATATTTAAGTTTTTCATAGTTTACAAGATATTGGAAGAGATAAATTATTCTTTCTTTCAAAACAATAAACTTCTCCATCGAATTCTATTTTTAAGAACTCTCCAATTTTTAATTCTTTTAATGTTTTCTTTAGTAGGCTTTCGTTACTCATCGTTTATTAAAATCTCCTCTTTCGTTTGCTTCTTGAATTATTTCTCCAACTCCACATTTAAGAGTATTTTTTAAATAAATAATAATTGTTTCTTCTTCTTTAGGAGTTAACCATAAAGAATAAATAATTTTTCCCTTTCTTTTGTTTGTCATATCTAAACTAACTCACTCACCTTTATAAATGTTTCTCTTATTATGT